GCCCGGTGGATGGCCGTACCGCTGCTCTTCGCCCCCAGTTCGATAAAGGCATCCATGGCATCGGTTCCTTTACTCACATTCCGGCCCTTGAAATAGGTTCCGGCATCCGGGTTCACAGCGCCCTTTCCGCTGCCGATCTCCGCTGCTTTCCGGGCATTGTAGGCTTCTGCCTCGCCCCTGCCGTAGGTGTAGGCGATCCGCAGCGCATTCTCGCCTGCCTGCCCCAGCGCCAGCACCTGCCGCACCGCACCGCCGGTGGTGGAAGCCGGGCCGGTCAGGTTCACGGCCTGTTCAAAGCTCGTCACGTCCTCCATCTTTCCAAGCTGGTACAGGCTGTTCGCCGCCCGGGCATAGATCCCGGCTCCGATCCCTTCCGGCATGGCATCCACCACGCCCTGCGCCGCCTTGGTGGTCATCCGGGCATTGGCCGCCAGCTGCCGGGCCGTCTGCTTCTGCTCGTCCCGGTTCCACGCCGTCCCATCCAGCTCCGTCGGGTCGATTCTGGTTTCTACGTCGGAGTAATCCACATTTTCCCCGGGGTTCTCCACCGCCGTGTCGTTGACACCGGCTTCTGTATTCTGTATAATGGATTCAGGAGAGGTCGGGTGCCTTTTGCCGTTGGAATCAGCATTTTCAGCGTCAGATTCCCCGGCTTCTCCAATAGTCTCCGTGGACTTGCTGCCAGAGGTATTCCCCTCTGCGGTTCCATCGGAGGCTTTTATTTTTGTCGGTTCAATATTTACAACGTCATAAAATACCTCTCGGCCATCATTCTTGATTGCCGTCAGCACGCCCTGCCCGTCCTGCCCGTCCTGCCAAGGGCTCCCCTCAGTAGGGGAGCTGTCAGCACCACTGCGCTGACTGAGAGGTTCTTCCCCATCCCCCGGTTCCCGCGCCAGCTCCTCCCGGCGCTGGTAATCTTTCAGCGCCTGTTCGTATTCGTCCTGAGCGGCATACCGCTCCACGTTGCCCCGCAGGCTGGAATCTCCCGCGTTCATCCGGGAAAGCCCCGTGCCCACAGCGCCGCCCAGCGCACCGGACGCGCCGCCGGAAAGGCCCGCTTCCAGTGCCTGAACCAGCGTGTCCGTGGTAAACATGGTCTGGGCAGCTTTGCTGTCTCCCAGGGCCGCGTCAATGGCTTTGTCGGCATAGGTCTCCACAAAGGCCTGCATGGCATTGTCCGCGCCGCCGGAAATGGCGTTGGCAATGGCCGGGTAGGCTTCCCGGAACGCCTGATTGCCCACCTGTCGGCGCACCCAGTCCGCAATGGTACCGGCCACCGTGTCCTTGGCGTAATCCGAGCCCATGGTCTTGGCAAGGTCGGCCACACCCACGCTGTTGATGGCCCATCCTGCGCCAAACTTTGCCGTTGCTTTCAAAATAGCTTTTTCCGGGCTCTCCCCCGCTTCGTCACTGGCAGCCATGCTGTCGCCTGCGCCGTGGGCACTCAACACCGGCAGCACCAGCGCTGGGTTGATGGCACTCACGATCAGGTTCTCAGCCGCGCTGGAAGTAGCCCTGTGGAAGAACCGCCCCACATTGCTCTCGCCTGCCATAGCGTCCGCAGTCAGGTTTTCTCCGGCCTTGTGGGCATCCTGGCCCCACTCATACAGCCCTTTCAGGCGGTTGCTGTCGTCATCCGCCTTGTCGTAGAGCTCACCACTCCGGATTCGTTCGTGGGCTGTCCGGATGAGCTCCGGGTCATATCCTGCCGCTTCCAGCTGCTCGTCGGTGTAACGTCCGCTCTGAACACGTCGGATCATCTGCTCTTCGGCACTGGCCGTCAGGGCCGGGGACAGTGCGCCCGCGTACTGCCCGATCATGCCTTTGATATTTTCCTTTTTCCCCTCCAGATCGCTCTCCACACGCCGTCCGGCCCGTTCTCCAAGGCTCAGGTCATTGTACGCCTTCATGTAAAGCCGGGCTCGGTTGATTTCGTCCTGGGTGTAGCCCATCTTTTTCAAATCGCTGTCTATGTACCTGGTGTTTTCCAGCACCGGCATTATACCCATGCCGCCCGTGTCCGCTGCCAAGTAGTCCACGCCCGCCGGAAGGTCTGCTGCGCTTACAGCCCCGCGTGGCAGCGTGGGCTCTGTCACCAGCCTCGCCAGCTCCCGGTTTCGCTCGGAAGCATCCTTCCAGTTGTTCACCGTGCTGTAAACGTCCATTCGGATACCGTTGTTCCGCTGTTCCCGCAGCATCTGCACGGTGCTGGCATTCTGCTCCATCTTCTCTGCCGGGCTCGCTGTCACCTTCTGTCGGTTCAGCTCGTCGCTCCGGCTGTCCATGGCATCCGCAAAGCCCAGGTTGTTCCTTGTCCGGTAATCCTCCAGCGCCGTGGAATACAGGTCGGTGCCCGTCTGTCGGCTCGTTGCTTCCTGCTGTTTTTGTGCACGCAGGGCAGCAGCGCTGCCCTTTGCCCAGCTTGTTCCCGTACTGCCAAGGGCTAACGGGTTGCGACTGTCAGCGCTCTTGCGCTGACTGAGGGGTTCTGCCCCGCCCGCTGCTGTTGCCATCCCAGTCTTTTCCTGCCGCTCTTTTTCATTGCGGTTCCGCAGCGCAGCAGCACTTCCCGATTTCCATGCCATCCTGTATCCTCCTTAAAATCCAGCGTTCTGCATTGCCCTGTCGATCACATCGTCCGATGCACCCAGATTCATCAGCCGACTGGCGATGGTATTTGCATCCATTCCCTGTTCCTTCCACCCCTTTGCATAGCTCAGGGCGTTGCTGTACGGCATTCCGGTACTCTTACCCGTGCTCCCTCCCGTGGTTCCCCCGGGCAGGGCCCACTTGTTCGGATTCGCCAGCGGGGCGATCAGCCCGATGTTGCCGCCGCTCTGGCTGCTGCTCGTGCTGCCGTCCTCTTCCAGCCACCCGGCATCCTGTAAGATTTTCCGGTAAGTCGGCTTCAGCTCATCCTTGTCCGTCATTTTCCGGTAATCCGTTGCGATCTGCCGCAGCTGGCTGTTTGTCCACCCGCTTCCATTCTTGCTGGAGCCGCCGGAACTCCTCGAACTGCCGCCCGAGCTTCCACTCCCGCCCGAACTCCGGCCGGACAGGGCCTTTGTAAAGCTCTGCTTTCGTACATAGTCATTGAATGCCCAATCTGCCACATCGTCACGGGTAGCGATGGAATTCGGATCCATGCCCAGAATATTCAGAATCGTCTGTGCGCCCTTCTGGTCACCGTTTGCCGTCATGCCGGATGCACTCTGGATCCATTTGAGCTTATCCTCCCACGTCATCTGCTTTCCGTTGTAGCTGTCCATCAGCGTCGGATCCATTCCGGCATCCTGCATCATTGCCTTTGCCAGATCAATCCCTCCGGCATCAGCGAGATTCATTGCCACCTGTGCCGTTTGCTGCCGTGCCGCCTGCTTCTGCAGCGCCAGCTGCTCTTCCTGATAGGTGCACCCCTTGTACCCATCGTAGGCCGTCAGGGCCGCCGATCCGATGTTCTTTACTGTGTTCCAGAGGTTGTTCCAGTAATTGTCGTTCTCGTTCCGGGCCTGTTCGCTCTGGTTGGCAAGGAAATTCTGCCACGCCGTGTAGTTGGCAAAGTTGCTGCCGTATGCACTGCGGTCCAGCGCCTCGGTGTTGGCCATGCCGGAAAGGGCACTCAGCAGGTCGTTCTGCTGGTTCTGGTATTTGCTCAGTGCCTGGCTTCTCAGGCCGGGCACTGCGTTGTCAATGCCGCTCAGCGCCTGCTGCTGGCCCTGCTTTGCCACGCTGTCGGCGTAGCTGCTGCCATACCCGCCCGCCAGCATCGCCGCGTTGGCCTGGGCGTTTTCCGCGCTGGTGGCAGCATTGGCCTGGGCCTGGGCGCGGTACTGCTGGTAGGCTTTGCTGCCGGTATCCCAGTCGAACCCTGTGCCGATCTACCCGGTCAGGCTGTCCATTGCGTCCTTGTTCCGGCTCACATAGTCCGTTGGGCGGTTGGCATTCCATTCCCGCTCTTCCTGTTCCGCCTGGTTCTTTTTCCGTAAGGTATCAAATAACATGTCGTTCTCCTTTTCTTCTGCCGGCCACCGATCTTCAGATCACGGCAAGCGCTTTCTGCACCCACGGCAGCAGCTGTGCACCCACCTGCAAAGCGTTCCCCCAGAAGTTGGTGTTGTTCGCATCCTTCTGCTGGTTGGCCCTCACTGCATTGGCATACTCGGTGTGAGCACTGTTCAGCTGGCCATAGTAATTGTTCAGGCGGGTATTGTAATCGTCGATTGCCAGCTGCTTCTGCTGATTCAAGGAGCTCAGCCGGTTGCCCAGGTCGCTTTTCTTTGTGGCATATTCGTTGTAAGCCTGGCTGTATAAGCTGTCTGCCACGTCCGAAAGCCCGTTCATGGTGCTCTGGTAGGCTGTCTGCCCGCTGGAAGTGCCCCAGCTGTTGCCGTAGCCGCCGCTGCGGGCCGAGGCGTTGGCGGCAGCGTTCTCACTGGCCATCTCCGCACCCCGGGTGTACTGGTTCTTGTACTGCTGGTAGGCTGCGTCCTTGGTGTAGTCGTAGGAAAAGCCGTCCCGGTTCATCTTGTCCAGCTGGCTCTGCGTGCCGCTGATCTGGCTGCCGTACTCGCTCTGATACTCCCCGGGCTTCTGTCCTTTGATGTAATCCAGATTGTTCTTTGCCGTGGTCACCCGGTCATTGCTCTGGGCGTACTGGTAGCTGTTGGAATCGTTCTTTCTGGTTCCAAACACGCCGGTGCCCGCATTCTTTTCGCTGTTGCCGGTAATGCCGTCATACACATCCCCTATCATCAGCCCCACATTGTGGCCCGGAATCAGGTACTCCCACCATTCTCCTCTTGCCATCTTCTCACTGTCTCCTTTCGTTTACTCCACCTTCAGCCCCATGGCCACCAGCTTGTCCCGCATGGTGTCGCTGAAGTTCGTCTCGTCCAGGTTCTGCATCATGTATATCATCTGGTCCCGCAGCTGCATCAGGTAGTTGTTGATGCTCCGCCTGTCCTCCGGGGCCATGTTGTCACTCAGTTTCGGCATGGCGATCTCGCCAAGCCTCGTAATATCTGCCATATAAAATCTCCTTCCTCTAAGCAGAGCTATCGGGTTGCGGCTCCCAGCGTCTGCTTCACTCCGTTCGCATCCTGCTGGCCGCGGCCCCAACAGCTCCTCCATCAATCCGCCACTGGCGGCGCTCGTCGCCGTTGCCCTTCGGGGGAGCTGCAAGCAACTGCACCGCAGGTGCATTGCGCGCTGAGAGGGTCATCGTTTCGGTTCCCCTCCGGCCACCCGGTTGCCCCGGCTCTCTGCCATGCTGAACGCAATGCTCCGCACCGCGATCTGCCCGGTGCCCTTGATCCGCAGCCGCATGGTGTCGTGCCGTTCCGGCACAAAGGGCAGGTTGACCCGGGTGTATTTGTTCAGAACGGCTGCCTGGCCCAGTGTCTCCCAGGCCCCGCCCTCATAGCTAGCCTGCAGCTCCACAACGCTGTACGTCAGGGCATCCACCCGCAGAAACACCCGGTTGATGTACTTGTCCGCCGGGATGTTCAGTCCAATGTCGCCGCTCACAGCCTCAAAGCCCACCTTCTGTTCCAGATTCGCCTTTGCCGCGTCGGTGTCCCGGTCGGCCTCCCGTTCCGGTTCGGTGGCCCACAGGTTCACGCCGTCCCACTGGTAGAGCTGCCGTCCCGTGGAGCACATTGCCCAGCCGGAAGCATTCTCTTCCGCCGCCGTGTCCTCCTCGTGCCAGAGCTGCCGTTCGGTGTCATAGACCAGCAGCCGGGTCTCGTTCCGGCCCGGCACCCGCAGATGCAGGTAATACCGGGTGTCCAGCACACCGCCCACCGCCCCGCGCACGTTCATCAGCCAGGTGTTGTCCAGTCCGCCGCTGATCTTCACCGGCAGGCTGCCGTCCCAGGCCATCACGCCGTCAGTGGACAGGTAGTACAGCACCTCTGCCAGTACACACATGCTCTTGCTGGCCTGCCTGGCCACACCCCGGCACTGCACGCTCACCAGCTGATAGTCCGCCGGGCGGCTGCCGTAGAGCTTGTGCAGGCAGTTCTCCTTGAAGAACAGCACATAGCCCATGCAGGTGGCCGAGCCGGTAAAGGGGCCGTCACTACCCACGTTCACGGCGTAACTGTCCGAAGCAATGCCCCGGTAGCTGTACCAGTTGGTGGGGTCGCCCAGCTTGCAGCTGTAGATCACGTTCTCCTCGCTGTTGCAGCCCCATACCCGGTTTGCGTTCTCGGTCACATATTCCAGCCGGGGCACCCGCCGCCGTGCGGTAATGGCTGCACCGCCCGCTGTGGCGCTCTCGCTGCCGTTCATGCTCTTCCAGGTGGTACCGCCCGCCGTCACGGTAAAGCTGCCGTAATAGCGTGCGCTCTCGGTCTTTGGGCTGCCGGTCAGCACAATGCTGTCCCCGTCCATCTGCTCAATGGTCACCTCGCCGTTCACACCCTCGGCCAGATACTCTTCCACTG